CAGCTCGATGATGTGCTTGAGACCTGGTCGTCGTCGCAGCCCACCCTGGGGCTGGATCACCACATTGGTGGCCTTGGCAAGCGCGTTGTTGTATTGCTGCAGATCCACCCTGGCACGCAGCAGCGGATCGAGCTCACCCGTGACGAAGTTGGTTTGAAAGTCTACGAATCGCGCCACTAGAACCTCGACACAACAAGGCTGAAGTCTTCAATGACCTGGCTCGGCTGGCCCTGGCTGTCCATGTTTATGGCCTGTCGGAAGTAACCACCCCGGCCATTTTCAGAAGCCTGGCCGATGGCCACGGTCTGCCAGTAAACGGTTTTGTCCTGCTGCTCGGTAACGGGGTAGGCGAGGTGCCAGGCCATCTGGTATTTGAGCAGCTGTACGAAGTAGGAAGGCATAGCAAACTCCCCCACCTGGTACGCGTAGTCGATGTAGACGGTGGTCTCATTGGTCATTAACTTGTCGCCAATGATTTCCCACTCTTTGTATGGCCGAGCGCCAGCAGAGTTTGTGATGAACACGGCGCGTGGATTTGCGAGGCGGTCGCCGGGCAGTTGGTATTCGTAGCGCCACTCGGTGGTGGGCGTGGTGATGAGCTGGGAGAGCTGCGCCTTCTTGTAGGAAAAGGACCATGGGTACATGCTCAAGGTCATATCCCTGACGTCAGGGTAAAGCCGGTCGCAAGTATTCGACTCATCTGTGCCGTCGTTAAAAGACGAAATAGGCTTGGCGCCCAGCAAGATCAGTGCGTCAGAACAGATTGATACCCCGGTGTCTCCAGCAGCCATTGCAACCTCTCAATGTGTAAAAGGCCAGCCTCCGAGAATCCCCAGAAGCTGGCCCCAGGTACTACTAACCCGACTTAATCGCTGTCGGTATTGGCCAGCGTGGTGCCGTCATTGACGTCAACCACACCGCTCGAGTTCGACAACACATAGACCAGCGTGGCCACAGCGGTAGAGCCCGTGGAGGTCACGCAGTAAATGAGGTCGCCAACTTCGAGTGTGTTGGCCAAGCTGTTGAAGTAGCCGGCCGTGTTGACGTCGGCAATAGCGTCGGCTGTTTTGTAAGCGAAGACAGAAGGTGCCTGACCACGCTTACCAGCAGCGACGACGTTCCAACCAGTTGAACTAAAAGCCATGACTCAGTCCTCCTTAAGTTTCGCGGCAGGTGATCTTGACGATGCCCTCGTCGTCAATCGACGAAGACCCAGCCGAGAACATCGACGCAACCAAGAAGGAAACCTTCTCGGGTACATAGTTGATCTCGGTGCGGGGAGCGATACCCTCGGCCATACCAATTGCGTCGCGGTGGAAGGCGTAGAGAGTGCGGTCGCTAGAACCGTCAATGGGAAGGCCACCCTCGGCACGGTCACCCATGAGGTGGAACTGAAAGCCGAGGAAGGTGTTGATGTCACCCTGCACAAGAGCCTTGACAGTGTTGAAGTCAGAGCTCGTCACAGCGGTCTCGCTCAAAAGCGAGGCGAGGCTGTCTGCGTGGATGAGGATGTGACGGTCAGTCATGGGCACGTTGTTGCCATCGAGCAGGCGCTTGGCCTCACGCAGCTTGGCTACGTTGAGGTTGGAAGCCGCGCCACCAATGCTGTTGGCAACGGTAAGCGAGGTGCTGGAAGCAGAAAGTGCATCAAGAATGATTTGATCCTGACGGCGTCCGATAGCAGCGGAGACAACCTGAACGAGCTCACGACGCTCGTCGAAGTTGACTTTGGCCTGCATAAAGACATCGGAGTACTCAGCTGCGATGAAGTCAGCAAGAGTCACCGTCACTTGACCGTAGGTCACGTTGAGGGGAGCAACATCAGTCTGGGGAACACGAACTTGTGCGACACCCTTACCGATCTTGGGGAACTTGTAGGTCGAGCCTTCGACACCTGAACGAACACGGACAGCGCCACGAAGCATGGCCGAGCCTTGGTAGGCCTGCTTAACTTCCGCGTCGAAAAGGGTAACAAAGGCAGTGCTTAAATTGATAGCCATTTGTGTAGTCCTTCCAAAAGTTAAGAAAAGTTTCTTCGCTGTCGGTGAGCCGCAGGTGCGGGCCTAGTGCTTGCAGTGGGTTGCCAGCCGGTGGATTACCACCATCTCAGGGCCTCGATGCTCAGAGGTTGGCCTAACTCGATTCTATTGTCCTTTTAGATATCTGCAAGCGGTCCGATTGATAAATGTAAAAAAAGCCCGCCGGGAGGCGGGCCAAACCCTGTGAGGGTGGAGGAGAAGGAAAGGCGCGTTAACCGTAACGCTGCTGGAAAAGCTTTTCGACCTTGGCCCGGTGCGCGGGATTGTCGTAGTATTCTTTCGTGCCGACCATCTGCTGCAGCTCCAGGTCGGTGGGCATTCCATCCATCGGCTGGGATTCCACTGGGATGCGGCCCTCGTAGGATTCGCGGATCTTCATTAGAGCTCGCAGGCCTCGGGCAGTTCCCCCCATGACCCGAAACTCATCGAAGTCATTGGCGTCCCAGACGCCCTTGTTTACTAAGCCGCGTGCCCAGTTGACCATGCCATTCTTGATGGCCTCGCCGTTTGGTCCCAATGATTTCATCTCTGCTGCCACGTCAATGGCCGGCTCACCAGGTCCCAATTCTGCAGCCACACCCCTGACTTGGGAGACCAAGGCGTCGAATGCCGCCTGGCTCACACCCCACTCCTTGGCCCAATTTAGGACAGCAGGCGCCAGGGGCATACTCTCGATGTCACCCTCGCCGAATACGGCGGTGTCGTAGTTACCATCTGCCGGGGGCTTGTGCTTGCCTTGGCTAACCATCTTGCGCATGTCCATCCAACTTTTCGCAATGCCCTCGAGGTCGGGGTCTCCGTCCTTCCAGAAGTTCTCTGGCCACCAGTCTGGCCGATCAAGCGCCTCGTCTTCAGGGATCGAGTCGGTCGCCCGGTGCTCGACGTTGGACTGCTGCGGTGCATTGGAATCCTGCTGGCTCTCGTCGGTGGCTTGCACCCCGTCGAGTAGGCCAGTGGATTCACTGGGCTCGACTACTGCTTCTTCGCTCATAGATTCCTCGCTTTTTTAATCCGCGCTTCAAGATCCCTGACTACGCTGTTCTGTCCTTCTCGGTAGAAAGCGAAGTCGGGGCTGCTTCCCGGCACGGCGACGGGTTGCTCGAGCAGCTGCTCACGCCACCAGGCCAGTAACCTCTGGCCTTCCTCGGTGCCGAATACCCGCAGCATTAACCTGTTTGTGTCGTCGTTCTTTGAGTGGTTTGCAGAGGCCTCTGCGTCCAAGGCCTCTAGTTCGTCCCATCCTGGCATTTAGGCCCCTTGTGGTGGTGGTTGTGGTGCGGCTTGCTGCATCTGCATCTGCTGCATGGCCAGCATCTGGGCCTGCTCTGCAGCTGCGCGCTCTTCGATGAGCAGAGTGCGTTCAGCCGCGTCATTTCGGACTGCGGCAGGCACCCCGAGCTTGTCGCCCAGGTAGTCCACCACGGCGCTTGTCTTGATGGCGAGCTGACCCTCAGCCCCGAGCGGCCCGACCAGCTGCAGGTACTGCAGAATGGCGTTGACCTCTTCCATGTTTTGCGCCATGGCAAGCGGCGCCACAGGGGCGACCCTCACCTCCAGGCCATTGACTCGCAACGGCATGTCGATCAGACCGCGCTCATCCATCACCTGCAGGATGCGACCAACCAACGGGACCATCGTCTCGTTGATAAGACGGCCGAACGCCGAGCCCAAATTCTGCGCGAGCTCCTTCATGCGCTCGACCACCTCGGTGGCCGATCTTGCCGACATGTTGTCAGGCGGCAGGCTCTCATCAAGCAGGATGCGCTTGATGTTCATGCGCAGGTCGTTGATCACGATCTGACTGACGTTGAAGTCGCCCGAGCGGGGCAGGGGTTTCAAGCTGTCGCCCTGGGGGCCACCATTACGCGCCACGGGAATAATCGCGCCCGGCACAATCTTGACCGTCTGCGGGTTGAGCACGCCGTCGTCGGCTGCCGTATAGGCGCCCGATACAGCCAGGCTCGCATTCTTCAGCAGCAGCTCAAGCGTCTTGTTTAAGGTCTTGATGTCGGGCAGGGCAGTAAGCAGCGGGCCGCGCCCATACACCTCGCCTGAGACTTTCATGTAGCGTGAGATCACCCACGGCGAACCCTTCATGCGTCGGTAAACAATTTCTTCTTTCGAGACCTGGTCGATGACGTGGTAACACCAGTCGCCGCGTTCTGAATCGTAGACTGTGGCCTCGAGTAGGTCCACGTCGTCGGTGGGCTTTTGTTCAATGCGTTGCTTGACTTGAATTGGAAACTCGGCGTCTTTCCACTGCTGCTGGATGGCCTCGCCCTTCATGCGCATCTTGCGGTAGATCTTGTCTACCTGGCCGTTGGCGCCCTCCTCATAAGCGAGGAGAAACATCGGCACGGGAATGAAGTTGATCGGGCTCACGTCGTCGCCAGGCATCACCAACATGCCGGCTGTGCCCACCGCTAAGTCGAGCAAGAACTCGCCAATAGCGATGTCGAAGTTGCTCTGCTTGAGCACGGCAAACATCTTCTCGCCGTAAATGTCGAGGATTGTTTGCGCTTGGCTGCGTCGGTCCTCAGGAATATCGGGGCCGGGCTCAAGACGCGCCCACTTGCGCTGCGGGGGGAAGATTCCCGACTGCAGTCGGTTGGCAAAACGCTGGGTCGAACTGATGGCCGTGGAGTCAAACACTCGGGCCATCTTTTTGTTGCCCTGGCTATTGCCTTCCCAGTAGCCATACAACTGGCGCTGGGGCAGGGCAAACTCGTAGGCGTCGCGGTAGAGGTCCTCGAAGAGGTCCTTCTTGCGCTGCGCCACCTCGGCCCGCTTGATGATGTCTTCAACCTTAAGCCGGTTGCCCTCGTACTTCTTGCCTTTTTCGTAGACTTCAGCCATTTTTCTTCTGCGCCTCGTATCGTTTTAAAAGTGACCGACCTTTCGCAGCCAGCCGAGCTGCACCCGCTGCATTGGTCGGCGCCGGCTCACCCCATGCTCGGGCGGCTAGTGCGAGGCGGGTAGGCTCACCGTTGTCTTTCTTCAGAGGCCCGCTGGGATTGGAATAAAACCTGGTCAAGAACGAACCCTTGCGGCGCATTTTTTCGGGCGTATCTGCGGCGCCCTTAACGCCTGGTTTCAGATTCGCACCCTCTTTGCGTTTGAAGTAGGCCCGACCTTTTGCGGTTAGCCCACCTTTAGGATCTTTGATCGGTTCGCTCATGTGATCTTGTATTTCAAATAAATGCAGGTCGGCAGTGTCATGTCAGCGCCGTAGTCCTTGAGGATGGTCAGGTACTCGCCAACCTTGTCGGCGCACTCTCGCGCTGTTGGCAGTACCTGCTTTGAGCTGACCATGAATGCGCATTCGCCTTGTATGCAGAACACCACAATGGCCAGCCATGTGTTCACTTTTTCTTCCTCATTGCCGTTTTTGCCGCCTTCTTAAACGCATCGGCAGTCGGCGCACCGGGGGTGCCAGGCTTGCGCATCTTCTCCTTTGAGCCTTCAGCAATGCGCTTACGCTTTGCGTGGATGTTGGCGTAGAGACCCTGAGTCATTTCTTGTCTCCCTTCAAACACTTGCCTGCAGCTTTACACTTTGCTGGGGTGGGGCATCCTGGGCAGGTCTTGAACCCGCCCTTCATTTTGTCTTTCGCTTTTTTTTGCATTTGGTCGTACATGATGTTTTGCTCCTAGAGTGCAAGTAAAGGTCGATTACGCAGTCGGCGTGCTCGCACAAAGCCAGCGCGCTGCGCCCCGGTATTGCGTTGCAAGGTTTCTGTTTCTTCCGTAAATTGCCGGCGACGTCGCTCAAGCTCGGTCCTGCTTTCAGCGGCCTGCTCTTGTGCAACCCTTTGGGCGTTCTCGGCTGCGGCCTGTGCTTTCCTGTTTTCTTCTGCAAGCAGGTCTTGTTCTTTCTGGAGCTCTTTGAGCTGTTCGTCGTACTTCTCTTCTTCCGCTTTGCGGATGAGGTCGAACTGCGCTTTCTGGCCAGCAAGATCTTGTTCAAACTCTGAGAGGAGCAGCGCGCTGTAGCGTTCTTGCTCAAACGTGGGTAACACAGCACCGAAGTCGCCGGGGTCTATGCCCTGGCCTGAGTTGTAGAGATCGACCGCTGCGTTGTATTCATCGACCCGCTTTTCGTATTCAGCTAAATGTCTTTCAAAAGTATTGACGTACCTCTGGGACGGCAACTCCCGCCCGAGTTGGATTGAGTTTGGCGATTGCGAGGGTCTCTGAGTTAGATCAAGAGAACCCGCGATTGGGGACACCTGGTTGCGATCTGCCGGTGGCATCGGTCCAATCTTGTAAACCGGCCTTTCCGTGGACGGCAGCTCGACCGTCGTTTGCATAGCAAGTGCTTGCGATGCCGGGTCAGGTTTAAGGACTGGCTCGAGGTTGATGTTTTGGACTTTAAGGACCATCAGACACCGCCGAGTGTTGTGACCTTACCGTCGTTAGCTGCTGGCAAGCCGATTTCAGGATTCA